TTGGTCGCTGTGGCGGCTGTGGCCGCTGGACCTGTTCCCTCTCAGACCGAAGTTTCGCGAGTTCGGCGCGTTCGGCTTCAAGTTCTCGCTGCGTCTGATGTTTCTGAGCGGCGAGTGCATCAATCTCCTGCTGGAAGGTGAGTTTGCGGCCTTCCTTGGTGCGCTTGTCAACTTTAGGCGGTTCAATGGTTGCGGCTGGGGCTGGTTCGCCGTCTGGTTCAGGCGTCGGTTCCGGTTCAGGCTCTGGCGATTCGCCGCGCTCGATCGCATTCTCACGCGCAACGAAGTCGCTCAGCGATTCTTCGGCTTCAGCAATAGGCGCTTCGATAATCGGTTCGTCTGCCATTAGAACCCAACCATTGCTCTGGCGAGAAAGAGTCGATCTAACTCTCGCAGCAATTCCTGCTTTACCTGCTCAGTGACGTGCCGCACGCAGCCTTCAGGCCAAGAGAGATACGTGTTGGCCACTTATCGGCCCTTCTTGGGATGAAGGTATCCGCCAAGGTTTTTGTGCGGATGCCGCATCTGCCGCTGTTCACTGAGCGCAATAGCGACGGCCTGTTTGGGATTGGTCACCACGCGGCCCTGACTAGATCCGGAATGAAGCTGACCGCTCTTGAACTCGCGCATGACGCCGCGAACCGACTTCGGCATCAGTCCTCCCACCACTTCGAACGCCGCGTGCGCTGATAGGCCATAAAAGTTTCCAGTGAAGGATTAAATAGGCCAGTGATTGTTATTTTTCGGCCCGTTTGACCTGCACCAACGGCGAGCGGAGAACTCGGCGGAACACCGCAATCGCCAAACTGATAGCCTTTCGGCAGCGGTTCGCGTCGTTCCTGATGACTCGGCATGAATGTGTGTCGGCGTCCGTGAAACCTTTTCCCAGGGTTTCGGAGGATATTACACCCGAGTTGCCGATCCGTCAAACAATTCAGATTTAATCACGTTCTGGCCAATGCCAAGTGCTTTCGCCACAGTCGGCATCATGCAAGATACTGAAGGCACGAAACATCGAATCAGAGTCAAAGACGGTCAAGTCCACCCCGACGCCTGATTCAACTTTCGTGACCAGCGCCGCCAAATGCTCTGTGGACCCATTCGGCACATAATGCACGATCCGACCGACACTGACTTTCTGATCGCTCATTGACCGGCTCCTGCTGGTTCTGGCTGTGGGGCTTGTGCCGCCTCTAGCAACGATTGAGACGCATCATTGGCTGCACCCTGTTGGGCCTGTGCAACGGCCTGTGCATGGGCCTGATCGGACTGAACCATAGCCGCCTGATGGTCCCCAGAGGCCATTGCTGCTTCATGGCCACGGTCTAGCGCGGCTTGCTGGTTGTCATTCCCCTGAATACCCAATCTGGCTCGTTCTTCAAGGAACAGCGAGAGTCGATCGACCTTGGCTCCGAGTTCCGCAACCGCCAGTTTCGTTTCATTGTTCTCGCGGTTCCGCTGGGTATCGGCCATCTCCTGCATCGCCGTGACCTTGAGTTTACCGGCCTGCTCGACTTGCTTCGTCTGGATGACCTGTCCAGCCGCCTGAAGCTGCTGCTTGAGTTGCTGATTCTCTGCCTGCAGTTTCGCGGCGGCTGATGCGGCATCTTTCTGCGATTGATTGGACAGCCACGGCATCATGTGATTGCGATTCTTCTCCAGTAGATCTGCGACAGGTTCAGCCCACGGCTCGCCACGCTGCCGGAAGTATTCCGGCCCGATCACTTGCATCAGCTGCGGATCGGCCTGGAGGATGATGGACATCTCTCCGACTGCTTCATCGCGCTTATCCTTGTAGGACTTCCCGATCGTCACTTCAATGCCGTAGCGGCCTTTGGTCAGATCGTAGTGCTTCGCTCCGGTTTGTGGATTGGAGAGCAGTGCATCGGCTCGCGCCTTCTCTTCGTCAGTCTCATATGGCAGCGCTTGCGGTCTGCCATTCGGCCCCATCACGAAGGGATGATTGAGCATCACCCACGAGGACACGCCTTTGTCGTCCAGAATCTTCGCGATGCGCTGTGGCCGGTCGTAAATCTTCGGGATCAGATCGAGGATGATCATCGCCTCATAGGTCATCGTGATCGAGGCGAAGTTGTCGATGTATGGCGAGTTGGCGCTGATGGTCTGGCCTTGCAACGCTTCAATGGCTTTGCCTGACCGATGTGCTGGCGTCTGCTCACCACGCGCAGGCCCATACGTGGCCATCGCTGTGGCCACAAAGTCCTTGCCCATCGTCAGCAATTGCATCGATGGACCGAGGCGGCTCATGTCCACTTGATTGCGCTGTGGTGGAGGCGCGGGCCGACCGGAGATGTCTGTCGGCTTGTATTCCAGATAAGGGAAATCCCTGGTATTGGCCATCCCCCATTCTGGATGTCCCTCAAACACACCTTCCACACCAATGAATGGGGCTCGAGGCTCGAGCGCGGCCATCCTGACGGCATTCGTGGCCGCGTAGTTGGTCAGGCGGATGGCGCCCTTGGCGTTCCCGATCATACCGAGCCAAGATCGGGTTCCATTCGTGACTTGGAGTTCACGTCCGATCGCGCTGGGGAACGGGATGTATTGGCCGTCCCATTCCACTTCTGGTTCCAGAACTTCCAAGTAGTTGATGACGCGCCTGAACACATGCCGTTCGTTGACCGTGACCGTCCGCGCATCATCGCCAGTCTTCTTCGTGCGGCCTTCTGGCATGTCTTCATCATCGAAGGCCATCGAATGATCATCGAGGAGAGATTTCGTGCGCTCGTTCGTTTCGACGCGCCATTCTTCGCAGACCGTGACGCAGCGGTTCTCGTTCGTGCCTTTGCTCAGCCACTTATTCGCATCGTTCAGTTCAGAATCGAATGCCTCATCCGTGAACTTCCCGACACGCGATTTCGGATACTTCTTCTTGTAGGCGGCGAAGGACATCGGCACAGCGATTTGCAACCGCGTGCCATCAGACCAATCCGGCTGTTGCGCGTAGGGATCGCGCTTCACCGTGGACTGATCTAAGATGCGCTCGATCATCAGTTTCTGATCGAGGTCATGCCCACCGTATTGGTCAAAGACTTTGTTGATGCGATACGATCCGCGTCCGCACCAGAGTGCCCGTTCGTAGGCCCAGCCGCGCCCGATGTCCGCTCGAGAATCGCGTTCGATGTTCCGATAGAGCCCTTGCAGAATCTGTGCGGTTTCATCGCTCGCATCATCACTAATGGGATGGATGCGGACGGCCATGTGCGCCTGTCGGAATTGCGCTACTTGTAGGAGGATCGGTTCATCGGCTGAGGCGACCGAGAGCATGGGCCGAGCTGGAACCGGAACGCTTGAAGGATTCTGCTGAGAGTTCGCTGGGATCGCCGCGAACTGCCCCTTGACTTCGGCTGGCCATGCGCCTTCGGCATGCTGGAATTGCAGCGCTTCTTGCTCTTGCTGGTCTTGATCGTGTTCGGTGTCACAGACGAAGTGATACCAGTCGACCGAGGTTTGAATCGAGTCATCGGCTTCGACTTCATCGCCGTTATCATCGATCACTTGGCCAGTTCCTTCCATGCCAGAGATCGCATCGCCCAATGCGCGGCGCACCGTGCAGCCCAGCCAATCGCGAGCGAGTAATCTACGCCTTTCCAGTTACGTTTGAGTAAATCCTTGCAGAATCGCGATGATCCCATCGCATCGGTCAGGAATGGATCCTTAGGTTGCTTCACTTGGCCAGTTCCTTCGCATAAAAGGCCATCATCTTCTCATGCGGCACAACGTCTAATGCCCAAGACGGATCGAGATGGTTAGGATCTTCGCGATCCGCTCGTGCTCGCCAGTCTGATGCTTCCTGCAGGGCGGCTCTGGCAAGTTCTGGATTCCCAGGCACCGTCATCAGCGTGGCGCCTTGTGCCGCTTTGCGAGGGATGTTCTGCTGATAGGCGAGATGCGCCGTGCGCGACGATGCGAGGTAGTCCGAAATGGCGCTCATTTGCCTTGAAACAGCCAACGGAGGCGAGCCATGAATGGTCGGGCACCCCACGCATCGAACGCTGACTGATGAATCTGGAGCTGCTTTGAATGTTCATCAAGGCGCATGGACATATCGGCCATGAACTCGCCTTGCGCTTTCACTTTGGCGGCATGCTCACCGAGGATGCTGGCCGTTGTCTCCTGAAACTTCGCCCGCGAAATCTCCTGCCAACGGAATCCGCCGTTTGACGTAGGCTGATGTCTCATTTAAGGATTGCCGCACAATATAGCACATTCATTGCCTCTTTGGCCTCCATGATTCATCTCCAGTGGAATCTGCCACAGCGCATCGGAGATTATGAATCACATATCTAGGGATGAGGATCTCTTCGACATCATGCGGATCGCCTGAGTCGAGATCATCTAGCCAACTCAGTCCATGCGGTCCATCATCGCCTCTCACGGAGCAACATGCCAAAATGAGCTTGGCGAGTTCAACGAATACAGATTCCATTATTTGTCCGCTCTCCGCTCACTTGACTGCCTTCATGATCTCGCGCAGTTCAGGGAACTCCAGCCACTCGTTGAGCATTTCGATCTTCGCATCAATCTCGCGGATGTCGCTGGCCGCGTCCTGCACCCAGTGCCAGTCGTTTGACTTCATCTTGCCGGGAATAGTTGCGATGAGCGCCGCCTTCTGTTCGAGCAACTCCTGCCGCGTCATATCACCACCTTTGTTTGTATTCTCCGCACCATTCTGCGGCTTTCACATCTGGCCATATCGGATCAGCGTAATCGTATCGAGTTGTGGCTATCATCGACATCGCGATTGGAGCGTTGCGACGGCACTTGCCTGGAGCATGGAGTGCGGCGGCACTGTTCGGATGCTGCTCAGCCCACCATTTACAGGATCCACATTTGAATTGAAATTCTATTGATGCATAGGTCATTGCCACATCCATGCATTCGGTGAACTATCCAAATCGATCTGCTGTTGACGGCTCTCGGCTTTACGCTTGTTGATTTCTTCCTGTGTTTGCTGGCCGGCGCAGAAGTTCAGCACAATGTTCTCGAGATCGCGCTGGAGCCCTTCCAGCCATTGATTCACCTTCGGTTGACGGACCTTCTTGTTGCCGACTGAGACGAGGTTTTCATCCCAGACGTAGGAGCCCTCGAGCCCGTCCACGAACAACTTCGTCTGCTTGATTTTGCTATGTGAGGCCATCAGCCATCGCGATTCGTCGGCATTCACCAAGAATCCCTGTTCTGACCCCATGAGCCGTTTCATCATGCCGCCGAGGGTCTGAATGACGGACTCACGCACATCCGGTGAGTTGGAATTGTCTCTCCATCGGAGCAGCATCTTGTGCTCGCGCATGATGTTGATGCTGGTATACCGGAGATTATCGTCTTCGCTGGGAGGCGGATCGGTGCAGATCAATGGCTTCATCTTCATCCCATCGAACCACTCGGCGCGATAGCGGTCTACGAGCGGCAGGAAGTCTTCAAGGAATAACTTTTTGCCGATGATGCCGGCGAGCAGATGCAAGCCGCCGAAATGTGAACGCTGTGCCACCAGCCATGCTGGGTGATGCTGGCCGGCATGAAAGGCTTCCAATAAAGCGCTGTCTGGATCGAATCTGAGCATAGCCAAATGTCTGTCCCGATCGAAAGCGTTTTCATAGACGGGCGTTCCGACGATGTTAGGCCCACGTAACCCAAGGATGAGGGACTTGTGCTTGGCATGTGTGACCGGATATGCCTTCTCCATCTTCTCGATCGTTTGCGCTGGCAGATTATGGCGATTGTCATAGAGAGACAGGCGGTAATATTTCCGACCATCATCGTCTTTATCATCGGGAAACTGGTCCGCAAGGAAGTGCTCCTCGTCTGGCGGATTGGGCGAGAAGATCAACTGATGCGGATAGCCTGGTTGACGTAGAAGCGCACGTATTTCCGTGCCGATGTCTTCTGGCAGTTCTTCGCTCTGATCATTCCAGACGCCAGCGAATCCTGAGCCGCGAATCTTCGCATAGCGTTGGTCACGCGATTGCGTCTTCAGCCCATACGCGAAGACTTTCGAGACTTTCCCGTTGATTTCCGGATACCAATAGGCGGCTTCATCGTTGTGCCATGTAGGTTCGCAGCCAAGCATGCGCGTGACTTGTGAGAACTGCGGACGGAGCTGGTCATCCGTCTCGGTCCCTGAATAGCGATTGATGAGCCACCAGATGCCTGGATACTTCAGGCAAGAGCGATGCACTTTCGCACTGCAGACCCACGTTTTGCCGCACATCCTCGCGCCTTCAACATCAATCTCTGGCGTCTCATCTTCCAAAATCTCGGCGTGAATCCCTTGGAAGGTTAGCATTCAGACTCCTGGCGGAACGATGATCGGCGGTAACGCAGCCAGCCAGCGCACATACGCTTCATGTTCTTTCTTCGCATCGATTAGGGCTCCGGGCTCCGACACTATCTGGCGTTCCATCTCCTCGGCACGCTGTCTAAAACTCAGTCCTCCGAAGGGTCTGCGCCGATCTTCCGCATCCGCGACATAGCGGAGCCCATTGATCAGTGATTGAAACTCTTCTAGGCTCATGTCGGCTCCTGCTGTGAAGGCGGGGTGATCTGAGGCTCAACCCATGCTTCACAATGACATTCGTTGCACGCACCGGGCTTGTTGAAATCGTGGTCCAGCCCACTATGGCCGCAGGTGGCACAACCAGCGCGACATTCCTCGCACTCTGACGGATCGGACCAATGTCGGCAGAACGGACCGGATTCGTAGTCATCCCAATTCTCACTCATGGCTACTCCTGATCTCTTGGGGCGATCTGAGGCGGGGAGGGGAGAGGCGAATCGTCTTCGTCAATCGATTCGATGTAGGTGATAGCCGTGATTTGCTTGCCGCAGTTATGACAGAACCGCGCACTGTTCTCGCTCGGCCCACCGTCTAGGAATGTCCACGTCTCACCGCACGCTGATTCCCAATAGTCGCTACTGCTGTCCTCGCGCCACTCGCAGCCATCCGCCGTGGCCTCCGGGGCGCTCCCGTGGGAGGCTGAAATAATGGCTCGCTTCACGACTTCGAAGGCCACGTTGATGTCAGATGGCGAAGTTCTTGGCGCGGTTCTATAGAAATACATCAGTCGGTTGAACTCATTA